CCATTGGCTGACGAAGCTGTTCAGCCAGAAGCTGCGGATGCCGTTCTCATAGGCTGCCGGGTTTTCGGCCTGCCAGTGAGCGGGTGCCCGCTTCATGGTCACCTCGTCCGAAATGCAGCCGCACTCCGGGCAGAGATACCACACGTCCTTGACCTTGTAGGTTTTCTCGCCGTGGGTCTCAATGGTGTCGTAATCGTATCGAATATCTTCCCAGCGCAGTTCGTGGAAGTCCTTGCAGTGCGGGCACTGGGATACCCAGCGTTCCATTGTGCCCTTGACGTAGGACTTGGCAATGGCACTGTGTCCCTTGATGGTGGGGGTACTGACCTCCACAGCCTTTGCATTATAAAACGTGGTCTGTCTGGCCATTGCCAGTTCCCAAGGGTCGCCCTCAGTGCCGGCACTCGTAGCCCAGCGGTCACGTTCATCGCCCAGCACATAGCGGATGGGTTTCGATGCCAGAGCGTGAGCCTCTGTTGAGCCGCACATGGTCAGGATGCCGCCGGGGTAGCTCTTTTGCAGAATGGTGTTTCCGCTGTCTCGGCTCTTGCTCTCTGCCACCTTTGCCCGCAGGGTAGGGCAATCTCGTATCATGGGAGCGATACGCAGCTTGCTATACTCCTTGGCATCAGTCTGAACTGGGTGGATAAAAAGGATAGATCCGGGGTCAACGTCAATCGTTCTGCCGATGACGTTGTTTTCAAATTCGCTCTTGCCGACCTGCGAGGACGCTACGACAACGATGTGATGGACGCGAGGGTCAGAGTATGCGTCCATAATTTCCACCAGATAGGGCGTTCTGCTGTTGCGCCAGCGGCCTTGTTCAGCAGATGCTTCCGGGGACAGGACGCGGTTTTGAGCTGCCCACTCGCTGACCGTCACGTTGGGCGGCGGGCGAATAGCTGCCACCAGCTTCGACACCAGAGCATTCAGGCGGTCTACTGCGGCGTTGTCACTCATCCTCGTCACCGCCCAGTTTATCAGTCCACGACCGGCGTTCCCGAACGCGAGCCTCATACTTGGCCGGGTCATAGCGGAACAGAGCGATTTCCTCCGCAATCTGATTGACCTCGCCGCGCATATACTCTGCGACCTCAGCAGGGTCGGATAGAGCAGCAGCATTGATGGCCACCCGGCTGGGCAACGCCATCAGCGCACCCCGGATGGTGTAGATAAGTTCGGCGGTCATGGCAGCAACATCCTCGCTGCGGTGCATCTGCCCAGACAGCTCCTTGGCTTCTGCCTGTGCGATTTTGGCCTTGCTGGTCTTGAGTGTGGCCTCAGCCTTGGCCTTGACCCGCTCAATCTTCTTGGCCTCCTCCGCTTCTTCCTTGGTCAGTCCGCCACGGGAGATGCTGCCGATGTAGGCTTGCACGGCATCAGACAAGACGAACTTTCCCCGGCTGACGGTGGTAAGCACGCCATCCTGTGTCAGCTGCTGCACTCTGCGGCCTGTGATTCCCAGTATCAGAGCCAGTTCGGTGGTGGTCACGTTTCTGTCAGCAAGTCTTTCTTTTGTAGGCATCCAGAAACCACCTCCTTTTCTGGTAAAACTATCTGGAAAATTCCTTGAAATTCGTTATACAAAGCGTAACGAAATGGCTGATTTTTCCCTTACTAACTAGCACGATTTCGGGGTCGACGAGCCCGCTCATGGTAGGGTACCCCCGTCACAGTACCTTTTCAGCACCGAACGGCTGCTCCTGCCCGCTGTCGGGCGGGTGGAGCGCAGCTTCAACCATTGCAGGGTCATACACGAAGGTGAACTCCATGTCCTGCACAGGTACAGGCTTATTAACGTAGATGTCTACGACAGGCATTGTGATACGCTCCTCTCTCAGATGCTGCGGATGACCTTGGCCTTGGAGTATGTCGGATGGTCTTTGGTCATCATGTTCAGGAACTCGTCTTTGGTGAAGCCGGACAGACGGAAGATCTCTTCGGGCTTCATGCCCAGCTGCTTGCCGATCTCGTCCACGGTCTTGCCCTCGTCCATGAGCTTCTTCACGATGGCTTTCATGGGGTCGAGCAGGTGTGTGCCGCGGGCGCGGTTGTGGGTGATGGTGCCGTATACGTCGGCGCTCTCGTCACCGTGATGGTCTACGACTACGACGGGCACCTTGCCGCCCAGCAGGGACAGCAGCGGTTCACGGCCTGATACTGTCCAGCGGTGGAATCCGTCAATGATGGTTCCGTCCGGGCGTACCACGATGGGCAGCGTCCAGCCGTTGGTCAGGATGGACTGCACCAGCAGCTTCAGGTTCTCCTCACTGACCTTGTTGGGGTTGTAGTCGTTGGCGTGGATGGTGTTGCGGTCTACCCACTGGAGGGATGCCAGCGGTGCGAATACGTCAATGTTTTCCATGGTTCTGCTCCTCCTTGATGCGGGCGTTGTGGTCGTTGTAGATGGTGGTCCAGAGGATGCGCAGGATACGCATCTTGGGATCCCCGTACAGCAGCCCCTCATACATGGTCTTGTAGTGCTTCTGTTCAGCGATACCATAGGTCTTTATGAACAGGCCTCGCCAGTGGTCGATGTGGGATAAGGTGTCCTTGGCGATGGTGTACCGCTCCGGGTGGAGGAACAGCAGGTCTTTACAGAGGGCTTTATAATCCTTCTGTTCGGTATCCGCTTCCAGCTCACGCCGCTTGCGGGTGCTGCGCCGGAACATCTCGGAATCCCAGTAAAGCAGAACGAGGTAGGCGTTTGGCTCTCGCCGCTGGATACGCTCCCACAGGTCGTTGTCGGTTTCTGCAACCCACCGTAGGCCTTGTGTGCTGGTATCTCCAAAGAAGGCACAAAGCCGGAGTGCATTTTTATGCACACCAGCTTCGTACAAACGCATATAGATTTCAGGGAATTCAAGGTTTCGCTCTTTGATGTACAGCCAAACATCGGAATCGGCCCAATCGTAGATGGGATAGAACTTGCCGCCTTTTGTGATACGCTCCATCTTGGTGTTGGCGATGCACTTAAAGCGGGTCAGACTTTCTGCCGTGCGCAAGCCGACCAGCTGAATGCCGTCACGGAACGCCTTTTCGCAGAACGTCTGGTAGTTCATCTCTCCGGGGTGGTGCAGGTATGGGCTGTACCTGATGGCAAAATCGGGCGGGGTGCGCATCCACACATCTTCTTTGCCCGGCTCCCATGTTATCCACGATTCTGACGCGGAAAGGTGGTCTATCACGCACACCTGCTTGAACGGCAAGCAAAACCACAGGAATTTTGCGCCGACCGACAGGAAGTTGCGCCGCCAGCGGTGTGCTGCATCGACCATGGAGGGGTAAAGCCCTTCTTCGTCAATGAATGTCACCGTCAGCTGCTTGGGGTCGAGTTCGCCGGAGAGAATCATCTCATACACGAGGTTGGCCATGCACAGGCTGTCCTTGCCGGAGGAAAACGACAGATAGATTTTGCAGCCGTTCGCGAACACATTGCGGATACGGATTTTCGCCGCTTGCAGCACGTTCATGCTGCTCTCCACTACTTTCACAGGCATATCAGTTCACCACACTTCGGGCAACGGATGCACCTGTGCTGCTCCACGCCGCTGTCCGCCTCTGGAGCAGCTGTTTGCGGTTCAGAAGGTGTAGACACCTCCAGCACTGTGGAGGGCTGATGCGGGGCAGCGGAGACGGTAGGAGCAGGCTGCGGGGCGGGAGCCACCGGGTAGGTCGGTGTTTCGGCATACGGAACGTGTTCCTCTGCCTGATGGCGGCTGATGGGTGCGATCTCGTTTTCCGGGAAATCGCCGTAGGAGCTGATTACTTCATCAGCTTCATCCGTGGTGCTGTTCAGCATTTCCAGCAGGTCAGCATCCCAGCCCGGAACGTCCACATCGCCGTCCAGTTCCTTGACCAGTTCTTCGATGGCATCCACATCGGTAAAGCCGAGTTCATAGACCTTGTTGTCGGCCATCATCAGCTTTTTCTTCTGCACATCGGTCAGCCCGACCATCACATAACAGTCGCAGGTTTCCCGACCCATGCGGAGCAGGGCTTCGTACAGACCGTTGCCGGCAATGATTTCGCCATCCTCGGCAACGACCAGCGGCTTCACCTGACCGAACATCTCAATGCTGCGGATGTACTCGGTGATTTGCTTGTCGGAGTGCCGGCGGATGTTGTGGGCAGGCTTATGCAGCTCTGCCAGCTTCTTTACCGTGATGTTCATCGTGCGGCCTCCTTCCTGTCAGAAACGAGGTCCAGAACGATGGAGAACAGGACGGCGGCTACGACAACGTAGATGCGGATCGTGCTCATCAGCTGCCAGATGCCCATAACGCCAAGCGGAATCAGGATCTGCCACGAGGCCACGGTGAGAACATCCAGTGCGAAGCCAAACTTCTTGCCGAAAACCAGATATTCGCAGTAGAGATAGGTAGACAGCGAGGAAATGGCGATGACCGTAATCAAGATAGCTTTCATTACGTTCAGCACCGGGCTGAAGCGCACCCACGTGAGCAGCGCAGCCAGCACCATGTAGATGCCAAACATCACGCCCGCCAGCACGAAGGCCTTTTTCATGTTGCCGCGCTTGGTGCCGTCCGTATTTTCATCGTTGTACTCAAACAGCGAATAGTAATACGGACAAGCAAATGGGCCGGGCAGCAGAAGTAAGCCGTTGTACACGCCAGCCTTAATGCCAGCGGCGTTTACACCGGGGTCGATGACGGCGAACGTGCCGCCAGTGTACACCAGAGCAGCAGCCACTACTACGGCCAGCAGGCTATAAACGACCGCCCATGAAAAGCCATCGGACAGCACGTTGCGAATCATGCCGTCTTTGAGCAACATAATCAGGAACGCCACACAGGTGACGTACACGATAATCATGCCGCCCTTGGTTCCAACGGGTGTATCGCCAAAGATCTCGTAGATGCCGCTCATCTGAGTCCACGTCTGAAACAACGTCAGCAGACCGATGAAGTAGAACATCACCTTGCTCTGCATGATGCGCCGAATGGACGGAACACGGTCAGCGAACAAACCGAACGTGATACATGCCAGGGAATTGAACACTGCCCAGATGATTGCCGGAACTGCTCCGTATCGCAATGCAATGGTGCGGAAGTTCATCAAGCTGCCTACTCCTGCCCACGATGCAACGATGGAGCAGGCGTAGAAAATAGTGGGACTTGCCTTGAATTTCGCCTTGATTTTCTGATACATGGAAAAATCTCCTTCTTTGCGGCTGGACACGGCGAAATGTCCAGCTTGCAGCACCTCAGCTTTTCGGGGTGCTGCGGTAATGCCACACGCAAAGGAGAGCAGCGTGCGGCTCGGAATCCTCCTTTCAGGTATAAAAATAGCGGCACCCGCCATTTCTGGCAGGCACCGCTTGGCTTGATTCGGATTTTGCATCCTAATCATATCACCGGGAGCATCCGTTGTCATCTGAATCCATATCAAAGCGTTGCTGGTCGTTGCTGCTCGTTGCTGCTCGTTGGCTTTCGTTCTTCTTCGTTGCTGGTCGTTCTTGTTTATTGCACGGCATTACGCGCCGTGTGAAACCGTCCTACACCGTCCATCACCGTGTGAAACAATCTGCATTGACTTTTGATATTTTCAGTTTGAATTTAACTTTTGGCAGCCAAAATGTAAAACTCATTTCTATATTTGACCGTATTTTATGAAAATTTGAGGTTGAATTTAAGTTTTCGGGCAAAAATAAAAAGCCCTGCAAATGCAGGGCTTATCGGTCAATGTGATTCGAGGTAGTTGTAGGCCATCCGGCTGACCCCAGCTTCTGTGTAACACTTTCCGAGTGCTCCGGCAACTTCTGCCCACGAGTAGCATCGGACAAACCGCAGCCGGAAGATCAGATAAAGCCGGGCATCCATGATGCTCTTGCAGTACGCCTCGACCTTGGGCTTTTCTTCCGCTGCCTGTTCCTCCAACCAGCGGACACGTTCATCCATGTCAGCCAGTTCCACAGCCAGATCCGCCACCTTGTCCCGAACACCGGGCGTATGTGGCATACCCGTCAGCTGTGGGGAGGCAGGATTGATTTTCTGCCGAAGATTCTCCAAGGCTTCACGGTCTTTTTCGAGGGTCATCTGAATGTCATAATACTTGGACAATTCCTGTAATGTCACAGCCTACCTCCGTCATAATTCAGCTGCCGTTTTGCAACGGTGCTTCTGTTATTTTATCACATTTTGCCGTTGGAAGATAGACAGGAAACCCAGAAATTATGTGGTCCGCTCCAATTTTGCACAATCCCGGCACCTCATAGGTCTGACCGTTAGAATCGGTGCGCTGGATAGGCGGGTCGAGGGGTATGTAGTTCTCACAAGACAGGCAGCTCATTCTTCCACCCTCTCAATTTTCGGGAACGGCTCATGCCCCAGCGGAACAGGTTCGAAAGAACGGATTGTTGTGTGCGGCTTTTCCCGCTTGTCTTTCGGACTGTCCAGCCACTGCTGGTGCTCGATGGCGTGTACAAGGTCGATACACGTTCCCCATGAATCGTGCTGCCGTCCACGGTAGCCGCGCGGCTGGAAAGCCATTTTGTAGGCGGTCTCAAACAAATTTTTGATGTTGCTGCACCGCTTTTGAAGGTCTGTATCGTAAGCGTACTTTCCAGTGAGAGCTTTGACGCGGGGTATGCCATCATACGCCAGATCTTCGGCCAAATCATCGAACTGCCCCATGCGCAGTCTCATGTACTCGTCCACAGCCAGCCCGATGACGCGCAGCTGCTCTTCCGAAATCTCAATGCGGTACTTCATTTTCATTGTCCTTTTCCGTTTTTCTCATGCCCAAGAAATCACCCATACCGTAGCTTCCATCCTTGCAGCTGTGAAATTCAAACTGTGTTGGCGCGTTTGGAGATTCAAACTGCGGGGTGATGCCAGAAGATTCGAGGACTGTATACATAGTGGCCGTGGCTGCCGTGTCCTTGTCGCCTGTTCCAGAGTGACAGAATTCTTTTCCGCAGAGGCGGCATTTATAGATTGCCATGTACATTTCCATCTGGTTGCTTACCTCCTTCGTATTCGCCGGACAGCACCAGAGCCATGGCCTCACAGATGATGGTTACCTTGACCCGTTCAAGGTTTTCCCATGACAGGTCTTTCGGCCTGTCCTTGCGCTGCCCGGCGGTCTTCTGCATCAGCATCTGACGCAGTTCCATGCAGGCCTCTTTGAGAGCCAGGTAGTTGGCTTTCAGCCCGCCCATCTGCATAAAGCTCCACATGGTATCCAGCATCGGATTTTCCCATGGTTCAGGCTTTACCATCGGCAACCTCCATTTCCTGCACATAGCACCAGCTTTGGGGCGAGCGATAAATAGAGCACCCTTCAATTTTGCAAGTCGGTGGAATCATGTAGTGATAAGACGGTTCATAGTTATCACAACGCCAATTTCCGCAAACACAATTTGATCTGCCCATTCCAAAAAAGCCAAATCGTGAAAACTCGTCAAGATTTCTTGGCTTATCGTAAATCTTGAGGTCTGAGATGTGCCATCCATACAAGTCTTTCAAGTCTGCATAACTCATCCCGGACTTCCATCCGGCATAGTCTTTGACTTGCGGTACTGTGAGACAGCTTCCAGCAATTGCAGATTCGATATCCTCTTTGACGACGCAGAGCTCTGGGCCGATGCGCCGGATGTCATCACAGGTAAACTCCCCAATAACCATCTGGGTCTTATCACGAACACTATCCGGCAGGTACTTATCACACTTCAAAAATACAGGCTTTCCGTGGTGGATTTCTCCGTCCACCGTTTCTTCGCCATCCTTGAGAATGGTGATGAGGTGCTGCGGAGCTTTTGTGCAGTAGATGTACGCCGTAAACGGCGTTTCCAGCTTCGGGCGGGTCTTGCGCACTTCAACGGTCTTTTCGCCACTGAGAATCTTCTTGCACCAGTCAGGCTGGATACTGATAAGAACAGCCTTGCTCATTTTACCACCTCCGGCGGCTCCAGCAGCGGAGCCCAGAACTTCACAGCACCATAGGGCGTATCTGCCGCTGGGCGGCCATCCTCGATGTACCACTTGCCGTTTTCAATCCAGCCCTTCATGGTGTTCCGGCTTTCGCAGCAAACCCACACAAGTTCGCTCATGATGCAGCAGTGCTTTTCTCCCGCATTCTCCCAGCTTTCATCGTGGACAGGCGGCGGGGTTTTGGCATCGTGCCACGATACGCGGCGAATAAAGTCAACGACCATGCGGGATGCTTCTTTCAGCTTTTGAGCAGCCTGTTCCTTACCCTTGAACCCACCGTAATACTCGACCTCTGCCAGAGCGTCCATGTCGGTTTCCGGGTCGATAAAGCGCAGTGCTTCTTCCAACGTCATTTTAGTTCCTCCTTCTTCAGGCAGATCCACGGATACTCGCTATGCTTGAGGCCATGAATGTACCGCATTCGTGCCTGAATGCAGCGACCATATTCGGAGCAGCCAGTGCAGAATGGCTCCCGGTTGTAGAGCATCTTGGAAACATCCTGATACGGTGGAATATGAGAAGACGGCGTTGTCTGCGCAAACTCCTTGGCGAAGTAGAATTCCACCTCGTCGGCTTCTTCCTTCCGGCTGATCTGCCCGGAAACATCGATTGCGATAAGCGCGATGGACAGCAGCACCGCGATGCCGATGCCGACAGGAATTACAATTGCCCAGTTCATTCTGTGTACCTCCGTGTGTCCTTGTTCCAGCGCAGCGTGATGGGGTTGCCGCACTTGCAGGGCACTGTAAATTCCTGTTCCGCAATGTTGGTCTTGCCCTTGGCGTGGAACTCGCAACAGCTGCATTGGAACTCATACGGCGCAAGGCCACTCTCCAGCGAGATCGTAGCGCCGCAGCGACAGCCGAGGGACATCTGCGGAACGTGGAGGTATGTACCGAACTCCTTGCCGCAGCAGGGGCAGCACAGGCGCAGCAGCCCCCGTGCGCCGGGCTCCGGCGGGTGATTACTCTTTCTCATAGTTGGTTCCTTTCTCGGTCTGAAACCGAATTACTTCCCGGAACAGCAACTCATTGTTGTGTTCCGATTCAGTCATAAAGTTGATGTACTCCCGGAACAGCTGGCGGTCATGCTGCTGCCGGCTGGTTTCGCCCAGCAGGGCACCGATAGCCACGCCCACGGCCAGCAGCGCAATGTTGATGAAGATCTGATCAGGCATTGTCATCACCCAGCACTTTCTCGATGAGGTCAAAGACCATTTCTCGGTCTTCGGTGGTCAGAAAGTCATCCGCCATGATTTCAAACTTGAGGCGGTCAGCGTATTCTTTCAGGTCATCAATGGTTTACTCCTCTCCCAGCCGGGCAAGGATCTCGTCGCCCTTGTCCAGCAGTTCATCTCGCCGCTTTTTCTGCTCGGCCTCCAGCTTTTCCATTTCAGCCTGATACTTTTTCAGCGTTCCCGGCCGGAAATGCTTGCTCTGCCCCATACGGATTTTTGCGGCAATTTTCTTGTGCCGTTCAACGGTCTGGCGCAGTTCAGTGTCCGTGGTCAGAATCTGGTAGCGATGGTGACAGCCGGGGCAGGTGAAATACTGCACCATGTAATCGCCGCTCCATGTACTGCGGATGCCGGCTGTCTGGATGCTGAACGGTGTGCCGCAGCGGTCACACTTTACAAGGTCGGTCATTCGCCATACTCCTTTCTGCACATCTGGGATGCATTGCAGTGGTCATCACAGGTCTTGCAGCACTTGTCGCATCCGGGATGTGCCGCCTTGCAACGTTCGCAGGGCACATCTGCCTTTTTAGGGGCATTGGTGGAAAAGATGGCATGGGTTCCGTTCTGTAACGCCTTTTCTTCGTCAGACATTTCATAGCCCAAAGCTACCAGCAGAGTGTAAATAGCGTCGAGACTGCCATTTTCCTCCCAGCCGTACCCGCCGCTCTGGCAGTCGGGTTGCCAGACCCAGCCCCAGTATCCGTTGCTGCCATCGTCAGCGGCCGAATAGGCCAAGGAGAGCAGTGCCTTTTCCGGCTGGTCGTTGAACACCGAAACGCTTTCCAGATAATCAAGAAGGTCAATGCTGTCCGTTTCCGGTGGAGCAATGCCCAGCAGCTTGATTGTCAACTCGCCATCGTAATTTGAATCGAACGCATCCACGGCAAAGCGGACGATTTCGCCCAGATGCTTTTTGCACTCTGCCGTGGAAAGCTGCGTCACAAAGTCCCGGCGCAGTTCAAACATATAGTTTGTGAGGGCGGAAAGTTGGTCCTTATAGAGCTGTTCCTGCTGCCGCTTTTCCTCTCGCTTAGCCGTTTCCGCATTCTCTTTTCCCAAATCACGCTCTTTGTAGAGGTCAATCTGGTTTTGGCTGACCTTGTAGCAGTACGCTACGCTATCGGCATCGTCCGGCACTTCAACGTCCTTGCTAGTGTTCCAATATCCGTACCCAGCAACGTGCGCGTGAGTGCTGTAATTGGCATCAGGATTTTCCACTGCAAATTGGCGAAGCTGCTCAATCCATTCAGCCTTTCTGTGCTGGTATTTCTGGTCAGACAAGGCGTTCTGCATCTCACGGTTAAAATTAGCTGTGCCGAGGGTTTCCAACACCTTGTTCCGGGCATCCAGATCTTCGATTTTGTTGAGTTCAACAAAATCGGAAAGGGTTGCGCCACGCTGCTCTGCCTTTTTGAAGCTGTCGCGGTTCAGTTCCAGCAGCTTGATGCGCCGCCGGATAGTTGACTGGGAGAACCCCGACTTGTCGGAGATCTGCTCCACTGTCTGCCCGAAGTCCATCATCATCTGGAAGCCCTGCGCCTGTTCGTAGACGGTGAGGTCTGACCGCTGCATATTCTCAATCATCATGGTCTGCATCTGCTCCCGCTCGTCCATCTCCACGATGGCGCAGGGCAGTTCGTACAGTCCTGCCTGCTGCGCTGCTGCTGCTCGGCGGTGGCCGATGATGATGGTGTAGTCCTCACTGGACCACACAGCCTTGGATGTCCATGCTGCCGCTGCTGCGGCTGCATCCCCGCCCTCGTCAACGCACTTTGCGATGTACTCCCGGCTGTTGAGGTAGTGGCCGGGGATTACGGTCAAGTTCTGGTACACGCCGTTTTCCTTGATGCTGGCGGCAAGCTCGGACAGATCGCCCAGTTCCTTGCGGGGGTTATCGGGGTGAGGGTACAGCTGCCGGATAGGGATGTAAGTAATGTCTGCCATAGGGATACTCCTTTCTTATTTCGGGTCAGAAAAACGTGAGCTGCCCGGTTTTGGTTTCGTTAAGAGGCTCGTTTTCCGGGGCTTTAGGCTCATTTTTGATAGATCTTTGCAAATTTGCGGGCTTAATATCGGATTTTTCGATTTTTGCAGGTTCGCCTTTCGGTTCAAACAGCAGGTTCATCTGCGCTATCTGGCGGCGCATATACCACACATCGGTTGAGAAAAGCGGCATATACCAGATGCGGTTTTGTGGTCCTGCGGGCAGCAATCCGCGGCTGTCGTAGGCCGTTGCCGGGTTCACGAGTGTGTCACCGATGACTACATATCCAGCGCAGCCCATGAAGCTGCACTGGATGTAGCACATCAGCCCAACGATGAAGTCAATGTCTTGGGCTATGACAAGGACTTTGTTGTGGTAGCAGATATTCCGTCTTTTGCAGACGTTCAAAAAGGCAAGCAGCGTGGCCCCAGCACCACAGGCCGGATCAGATAACGAGATGAATCACTCCATG